AAGAAACCCTCTAGTTCTAACGGATCGTCACGCTCATCAATCAACGTAGGATTGTTCTTGGACAGCCAATAAACCTTGCCGGTTTCCTTGTCCCAAAGCTCGCATATTTTGGCGCGGGTACGTTCTTTCGTAGACTGCCCGTAGTTTGTAAGCGTTTCGGGGCCGGAATCTAACGCGATAGTTTTGGCGGTTTTCTCGCCAAATCGCTCAATTAGAGCTTCGCGGCTCATGTACACCCACCGCCAAACGCACGTTACTTCTTCCCAAGTTCGAGCGACAGAATGCCCAAAATCCTTCCAATGAACGTAGTCGGTGGGGGCGCACTCGTATTCAATTTCCTCCTGGGGTTCCTCGCCAGCGGTGTAATCTTCATTCTCCGGCGCACCTTCAGGGGTTTGACCTTCGGCTGCCTCATTTTCAACATCCTCCGTAACCTGCAAACCATCTTCAGGAATATCTTGCTGCCGAACGTGCGGCTCGTACCGTACCCAAGCAACCCCGCGACCACCGAGGAACCTATCCTCTACCGCGTGTTTCATCGTTGCGCGGAAGTCAGGGTAATGCTCAATCTCAAAGTCTAAGGCGCGTTCAATAAGCTGACCTGCCACCCGTCCTACAGGGTCATTATCGCCAAATCTTCGCTCAGCTACCGCTTTAGGGAGCTTGGCATAAACCGCAGGGATAAGCGTCTGGACGTTAGACCAAAGGATATTAAACTTCGCGGTTTCGTTCGTATGCTGGCTTCTGTTATCGTCGCGGTAACGCTTAACAATCTTAGTTGTCCGCGCTTCCCACTTCTTAAACTCGTTGTCATAGCTTGAAATGACATTAAGCCATTTCTGTACGCCGGTGCTGGTCGGTTCCATTTATTCTCGTCCTATTATTTTAGGCAACGTGTCATCAAACACTACAAAGTTGCTAGTTCCAGCTTTTCCCGTTCTACTGCCTGCGTCTAGGTAGCGTATGCCGGGGATGCCCATACCGTTTAGCATAGCCGACACCTTGCTATCGCCGTAAGTTCTAACAAGCCTGCCATATGTTTGCTGCCCCAACTCATTAGCATCATAATCACTGCCTTTGGGGTGGTAGGTGTCTTTGTCTATTTTTGCCAAAGCATCACGCAACGCTTTCGGCTGTTGACTAAACGGCTTATCCCAATCAAGCATTTTTGCTATGTGTTCGTCAGGGAGGTCTACTTTGTAAAGGGAGCCGCCTTCCGTGTTTAACGGTGGGCCGTTTTTCAGCATGGTTTCGCGCATCTGCGCTTTTACTTTTGGCGTGTTGTAGACGCTGCCAAGATGTTTATCTACTGCCACTTCCCAATTACCTGTTTGGTCGTAAAGTTGCTGTAACTTTGAATCAACCACGTTAGGGGCGCGGCCAGCAGATAAAGTTTTTTGATATTCTTTGGCAACAACAGGATTTTCAGCCAAATACAACCCATGCCCGTAAGCCTGCGCCCCCTCGCCCGTTCCTATCTTGCTCATGTCAAATTTGTCAAACTTGTACGGGGAGCCGTGAAACACGGTCATCCCCGCCAGTCCAACATCGTTCATTTTTTGCATATAGTTAGGGTCGGCTTCGTACCCTTGCTTTGCCATGATCGGCCCTGCACCCGTAGGCAAAATGTCTTGCAACCCACCCTTTAACAAACCAGAAAGCCTACGCCCTATATCACCGTAAAACTGCGGATCGCGCAAAGCACCGCCGATATATTCTGGCGATTGAATGGCAGCGGCAAGCGGACTAGGCATAGCCTGATCCTGCTGGTAACGCAAAGCAGCGGCAAGTCGGTTAGCGTCAGCCATTATTTATTCCGCGCCGAGATAGCACGCGCCTTTGCCTGTGCGTCCTCTTTGCTACTAGCACCCCATGCCTTTAGAGCAAGCGCCAAACGGGTAGGATCGCCATTAGGCTTTTGCATCGGCCCCGGCATATTGCCCATCCTTGCAAGGAATGATGCGCGTCTAGGGTTATCCCCTGCTTTTACGGGTGCTTTAAGCGTCCCGCCGGTTTCAGCCTTATAACTAGCGCGACCAGCCGCATTAAGCCCTCCCGCAGGGTTCTTCCCTTCTTTACGTGTCCAGGCTGCGCTCATCGTGTGAATATAACGTCCCTGTTAACTCGGTCGGCTATCTTGTAACCCATAAACTTTAACCAAGTGATCGTGTTTTCGTCGGTGTACCCGTATCGCTCGCCCAAACCTTTAAGCTCTAAGGTAATCACAGGCCAGCCTGCCTCGATAGTAGCTACTGCGCCGAGCAATGCTTCATGCTCTGACCCTTCAACATCCAGCTGCAGGAAATCGCAATCGGTAACGCCCAAGCTATCAATCGGAATTACCGCAAACTCGTTGCCTTCTTTAACTTGGTGAGCGCCGATGTTGTCAGGATAAACCCTATCTATAGCCGCCCTGCCGTGTACCCGTCCAAATGCCGCGCGTCTGCTTACAATATTCTTTGCATTACAGGTGTTAGCTTCCAACGCCTCGTAGTTATCCACATCCGGCTCAACCGTATATACAACAGCAAACTTTTCTGCGAGCGCCAGCGGATAAACGCCTATGTTACCGCCAGCTTGTATAACTGTGCGGAAGTCCTTGCACAAATCCAAACTAAAACCTAGATCACCCACTTCATCAAGCGCCGCAGCTAGGCAATGCTCGTCGGTTTCAGGTACGAAATAGCCTCTACGCGACCGCATACTGAACCCTTGTCTGCTCCCACGGCCGAGGTTTCCCGTGAAACACAATCACCTTATCCCGCGCTCTTACGCCATGCTCCAGCACGTCAGCCTTAAAGCTGCACACACCGTCCGTGATGTCTTGCCAATAAGTAACGGGTTCGTTTCGGAGTGCGTGTTCAAGGTAGATTTGGTCACCTCCTTCGCAATACCGTTCGCCGGTCTTAAACTCATCGTATAGATACTCGTGCGGCTTTGACCACCACATCAAGCTGCTTTGCATTGCCAACGGGTTACGCTTACCTCTGTATATGTCGCGCATTATCACAAAGTCATGCGGTCTTGCTGCTTCCAACATCTCGCTGCAATCTCCCACTAGAACCGTGTCCAAATCCATGTACAACGCGCTTGGCAGCCTAAATAGCTCCAGCTTTGACCACCAGCCCTCCCACCCGTGAATTAGCGGGATAGTGGCGCAATCTAGCGTTATATCGGTCAGGCAAACAAAATCCTCGCTCGGCAGGTATTTAGCGCACATCGCTTGCAGCGCATAAACATGAGCCGGTTTGAAGTCACCACCTGACTTTAGGACGCAAGCAATCACTTCTTCGCAGGCTTTGCAGTTTTTGCTGACTCACGGAAAGATTCAGCAGTCGGTGCGCCGGGGGTTCCAGGCTTACGCATCTTCTCGTTAGAACCTTGTTTTATGCGTTCCTGTTTTGCAAGGATATTTGCATAAAGTCCGGGCTTGTTCATACGCTGAATATGCCAATTGCCATTACTTCGACACCTGCGCCGGTCGTGATTTTCCACGCACCATCTTGGCTAACCGCGTTTAGTTCGACGTTGTAAACGCCAATCCCGCCGCCTGGACTAGCAGGGCAAATGGTATGCGTCAAAATGCCCGTTCCCGACCCGTCCACAATGACCACGTTGCCGGTTGCTGCGGTTGTGACGGTGCAAACAATGCGGTGCAGATAGTCGCCTTTTGCGCCAACCGTACCCAAAACCTGTGCGGTTGCGCTCGCTGCGACGTGTTCGTAAGAATACCTGTATGGATAACTAACGCCACTCATAGTCTTTTCCTTTTGTTAAATTGTTGATGCGTTGCCCACATATCGTCCAAAGTGACCTCGTTGCCGGGTCCGACTATCAAGGGTTTTACCCTATCCGGTGGCTTAACTGCTGGTTCCTGCCGCCAGACAATAGCCAACATCCGCATGGCATCGGCTGGATGGCTGCACCAGTCGTGTCTGGGAGTTTGCCGAAATGCCTTTTTGTCCTCGTCATATTCCCGTTGATACTGGCGTAACGCTTCCATGCCTTCGTCGCACCGTTCAGCGTCAAACCACGTATTTGGTAGCATCTGCCTGACAGCTTGTATCCCGTCCTGAACCGAC